CCACATGTGTAGAATAGATAGTCTTGCTTCTCCATAGAATCTACGGAATCTTGTATTATACTATCAAAACTATCTTCTACTTTCTTCTTTTCTTTATCTATTGTGTCTACCATAGACTTAATCATCGTTTTAATAGACGAGTTGATAGAATCTATGGACGATGTCATAAGTCCCGGGATGTCCTTAACAACCTTTGTTAAGTCAACTAGTCCGGTTGTTATTTTCTTTATACCTTCTCCAGTATTAGTGGTTCCAGCGCCAAAAGCAACCATTGCTGCGCCAGCAGCTAATAGTCCTGGGGCCGCTACGACAAGTAGCAGACTCGCAGCTGCCAAATCTTTCGCCAGCCCAGTTATACCACCAATGTTGGAAAGATTAACCTTAGCCAAAGCTTTTAATCCCCAAGCCAATACTTGAATACCAACACCAGCTACTATTGAACCGGCTCCGGCGAGTATTGCTCCGGCACCAAAGAGTATCAACCCCGCTCCAGCTACCAAAAGCTGTATGGCGAATAACGATACTTTTCCAGCAGTTTCAGCAAGTGCCAAAAGCGCATCAATCCCAGGCTGCCCAAGCGCAACAATCATCGTAAGCCCAGCGCCGAGAATCGTTAATGCAAAACCAACGGCAGCCACACCTATAGACAGTAGAAGCAATGCTCCACCAACTAATAATATCGGAGACGTTAATAACACTAATGGTATCATTGCGGCACCTATAGCCAATAGAATACCAACACCAGCTATACCAGCAACTGATAAGGCTCCCAAGCCAATGGATAACACTAGAGCTGCTGCCCCAATAGCCAATAGTCCTACGCCCATTAATATTAATGCTGCGCCCAAACCAGCTATCGCTAAAAGTACTCCGGATCCGGCAAGAATTGCTGCTGTTACTCCAATGACAACCAAAACCGCGACTATAGCCAGTAATGCTTTCCCGATTGATGCGAGAGACATTGATCCAAGCATTTTCATAACCAGAGCCAAACCAAGAAGCGAAGCTGTGACAATCACCAATGCTGCGGCACCCAATAGAGCACTGTTTGCAACTTGCATTGCAGCAACAACGATCAAAAGAGCGAGCGCTAAACCAATAACACCTTTTGCTATCTGCTCGACAGATAGACTTCCTATTATCGAAAGAGACTGTGCGATAAGTATCAAACCAACTGACATCGCCAGAAGACCAACACCAATAGCTATCATATTTTTTGGCATTACTTGAACGGCCAGAACAACTATTCCTAACGCCATTGCCATTCCAGTCAAGCCCTTTACTAAAGTCCCCATTGGCAGACTGCCCATTCTTTGGACGGCCGTAGCAAATATGGTCATTGATACAGCGAGTACTAGTAATCCAGCGCCAACAGACGCCATCTCTTTTCCGTCGACTAAGTGAATAAATCCGGCTAGAACAGCCATCATAGCCGTTAGTGATAGTATGCCTTGCAAAGCAACCTCTGGTTTCATCTCGCCAAAGGTCTGGACAGCGTTAGCTAGAATGCCTATAGCAATAGCCATGCCGACCAACCCAAGGCTCTCTTTTACGCCCATACTACCCAATTTTGAGGTGGCCATAAGACCTATGAGCACTCCACAAACAGCCACAAGCCCAACCATACCCCTTATTAAAGAATTTGTGTCCAGACTAGCCATTTCCATTACAGAGTCTACTAATATTCGAACGACAATGGCGAAGGCAATTAATCCGAGACTGCTTTTTAACAACTCCCCAGATGCTTTTTGCATTAGTTTTGAGGCTCCAATTAGAACACCGACCATTGATGTAACACCAAGAATTCCTCTTGATAGACCTCCCCAATCTAAATCACCAAGCGTTCGCATAGCAACGGCCAATATCGCTACCGCCACCGATAGTAATATCATCGAGATTGTTAGTTTTGTCATGGATTTAAATCCAGTACCACCAACTATCTTATCAAATATGACCATCGAGCCAAACAGTTCGCCAAACAAGACGGTTAATGCGGTCAACGAGGACCCTAATTTGTTCGCATCGATTGTTGATAATACTAATAGCGAGGCTGCTAGTATGGCTATCGAGATTGCGATTTTTAGAATCATACCAGCTTTTAGGCTGTTTTGCCATGTTACCAAGGAATCTTTTACGCCGTCTAGAACACTCTTAATCCCAGCAACAACACTATTCGCGCTGTCGCCTATCTGTTTAATACCGTTTAAAACTTTACTAGCATTATCACTCACTCTCGTTAGTGAGTTAACAAACTTATTAATTCCAATAAGAATAACAGCCATTACGCCAGTCTCAAAGAGTTGGACGACAGCTGTTAAATTCATCTTACTTATAAAATCCCCAATACTTTTTCCGATCGCTCCAAATAGTGGCCCCAACTTTCTAAATATACCTATTATGAAGTTTATTGCTTTTTCAACAAATTCACCAACTTTAATTATTGGTTTTAACTTCTCTTTCAATGTGGTTGTGAAAGACTCAAAACTCGTAAAATCGACACCGCTGAAAGATTCTACGGAGTCTATCATCTTCTTAAACGATGAAGAAACAGCTTCGGACACGACGATTATTGTATCTTTTATTTTTCCAAAAACCTTATTAAAGAAGTCACCCTTTTTTACAGATTTTTCAATTTCTGATGCCCAATCCCCAAACTTTGCAGCAAGTCCTAGTATAGCATCGCCAACTGGAGACATCCATTTTAGCAACTCTATAATATTTATAACAAGTCCTTTGATTAATTGTATAGCAATACTAACCTGAGAGATCCCAGCACTCGCTATACTATTAATCCTCGATATGCCTTTTGCTCCTATTTTGAGCTTTGATGTGAACTCCTTGAAGCTGTTCGTAAGATCCACTAGTTTTTGTCCGGTCATTGGTGGAAATATTTCTTGAAACGCTTCTCTTATCGGCGTGACTATCTGCACGACCAAAGCATTCAGATCTTTGAAAGCGCTGATCAGATTATCTCGACCACCCTGCTCTTTCCAAAAACCTAGAATCTCATTTCTGGCGTCTGCTGTGGATGTTATGAATCCACCAATGTAATCGTTAAGCTGTGTGAAGATGCTCTTACTCTGATCGAAGTTACCAACAAAGATCTCCCACGTCTGAGCCCAACCAGATTGTGCTGACTCTTTTAAAACTCCATACATCTGTGACAGTGTTTTGATATCTTGAGCCGCAGCATAAGCCTTCTTACCAAGCTCCGTAGTTTCATCAGAGTACTTACCTAAAGTCTTAAGAAGCACTTCTGATGTTAACCATTGATCTTGTAGACCATCTTTAAACATGCCCATCTTGTTCAAGCTTTTACCACTTGGTGTTACATACATATCTTTACCAGAAGATTTAACCGTCCCTTGAGCAATAGCGGTCTCCAGAAGATTCTCTTTGAAAGCTACGGTACCCATATTCGCCATTTCAATGGATTTCCAGTCGATCAACTGTACGTAGCCCATCGACATAGCCTGTGATAGGTTATACATAGCTCTTGCCGCTTCGCCCGCATTTGCTCCGGATATTGCCGCCTCATTAGAAATACCTTTTATTGCGGCTACCGCATCGTCTAATGATACGCCAGCATTGGTGAATTTACCAATATTCTGTGTCATGTCTGAGAAAGAATATATAGTTCTATCAGAATACTCGTTTAGCTCTGCTAGTTTTTGATTTACCGTATCTAGACTTTCTCCTGAGCCAGCCATCATCGTTTGAATGGCGTTCATCTTTAATTCGTATTCGCTAAAGCCAGTCTTTATCGGATCAATAATTAGAGACTTTGCTATAATTTTTCCAGCATTAATCGCAGAGTTTGTTATATTTCCAATGGCAACGACACCAGCAACGCCCAATGCACTAAACTTATTTGACATTGTGGTTACGCCGTCTGCGATACCCTTTAGATTAAAATGTTTTGCCGTGTTATGCAGATTAGATAAGCTTTTGGCCGATTCATCCAGTTTTAGACTTTTTTTCAATTTATCAAGCGAGCTGACACTCTCTTTAATTCCAGATTCAAACTGCCGATTATTAAACTGCATTTGTACAATACGTTCATCAACTTTGTTGCTCATAGACTAGTTATCTCCTTCCACGCTTCTTCTGCCAAATTATCAAAGATCGGTTTCATTGCGGGATTGATATAATCTGTTCCCTGAACATAACCGCCGTTGCGTGTGCCATGGCCGTATTGAATAAGAATGGCAACTGGAACGCCATCTTCTTTATTTTTATTACTCCAATATAATGAAATACGATTTCTTTCAATTTCATAAGTATAATCCCAAGAGGAACCAGTGAGGCCGGTGTCGGCAGGAGTAGCTTTTTCAAGTGCTCTTACTCCAGCTCTTCCATAGAAATCTAGTATTTTTTTATAACTCATGTTTTTAGATCTATTAAAGAATCTATCAGTATTTTTAAAATTTCCACTTTGTCTAAAACTAATCATGCCGACACCTCCTTACTTTCTATACTTTTCTGGTAAAATCCAGGGATATCCATCCTACCCCAGACTTAAGTTTTCCCCATTTCTTTGCACCAGCGCCACTCGACTCTTCTATAATGGTATAAGTGTTTTTATCAAACCTAAGCGTCATGGCGATTGGGAAGTTTGTTCCTGGACCTTTCCGAACTCTGAGAGTATTAACGTTTATCTTAATCTTATATGGTGTAAATTTTGAAACTGGCTTGTAGTTTTCTGTAAAATCAAGAGCTGTCCATCCATTAAATGATTTAATTTTTCCCCATTTTTTTGCTCCCAAACCATTAGAAACATCAGTTATTGTATGGATATCATGATTGTTTCTAAAAGTTTTTATAATTGGGAAGTTTGTTCCTGGACCATAGCGAGCATTTAGAGTTTCGGCTGTTATTTTTACCTGAAACGGCTCTATCTCAGAAGAAAGATCTTGATTTATTCTTTTAACAATATCTGGTAGTTTGTTTATAAAGTATTGTCCTGGACATTCTTTCGGAGCATACCATCTATGTAATGTTATGATCATCTCATCTAGCTTCTCCCAAGTTTTTATCCATTCCTCAACCTTATCTTTTGTTGTGACGTTCGACGGTTTATTTTCATAGTGAACTTTCTTAAAACCATAGAATCGACAAATATCAACCGATAATTTAACAAATGAATTAATTGCCAGATCAGTCATGGGCCAATTTGGAGCACCAGCGCTATTTGCGATCTCAAAAGTAATGGCTTGATTATCATTAAACGATGAGTTTGATGTCCAAGCTGCATCGCTCTCAATAACCCCTAAGCCAATTCTCCCATCAGATCCGATTGCATAATTACAAGATGCACCTGGTGATCTAGGTGTCATAAAATTTGGTAAACCTAAAGTTCTCTCTATTGAAAGATTTCCGGCAACACAATGTGGAGTTAGGCGCTTTATAGAACTCTTTCTAGGAGATGTTTTGTTTGGTGATAGACCATCATAACTAGATAGTGAACTAACTTTCCTAATCATCGTCATCACCCTTTCCGCCATCAGTCTCATCTAGAACACTCTTCGGTATAAGGGAATCATCGGTCTCTTCAGTTATAAGAGTTAGTGATTCTCCGGAACAATTATCGAAGCAAACTTTACACATGTTTAAATATCCATCACAATCGTCTTTTTCGTGATCGCTATTAAAATATTCATTGCCACAAATGTCGCATATAAAACTTCTATCCTCTTTACTCATCATTATTCTTTAACCTCTCGTTTTGTTCTGTGATCTTCGTGCTTGATTCAAAGCGGCACGTTTTGACATCGCTTCTTTTCTTCCCTGTTTCTTTGGTGGCTGACTCTTAATGTTGCAAACCCTTATTAACGTCATCAATCTATTTAAATGCCACTTTTGGCATTCCATTGGGATTTGAAGAGCAATCATGGAATAATATATAACCTCAGATGTTATTATCTCGCGACTGGCTTTTTTTGAGTTTTCATCTTCCGTAAACCATGTAGCAGTCATTGGTAAATTTATGTATTCATCGACTTTTTCAAAAATATCATCTGGAAGATTTACGTAGGCATCTCGTCTTACATTTTGAGTTATGGTCATGCATTTAATATAGTCTACGGTTTGTTCAAGGGTTTTTTTCTCCTTACCAAAGAATGGTTTTTGCCAATTTGACTCCCATTTTGAAAGAGAGACAAGAGAGTGTTCTAGTTGAAGAGATTCTTTTTTAAAGTAAATGAACTCGCCAGTAGCCTCATCAAACATCTCTCTTTCTGGTATCTCTAGTTGCAACACTCGTTTACCTCTCGTTTTTTTCTATTTGATCATTCCTGTTTTGGAAGGATAGCTTTCATAAATTCGGCTGCCGATTCAGCATTTGTAGCTAGTTCCATGAACAGTGTGTCGTAAGCCCCTGTATATGAAAAGTTGTCAGAAAGTTCCTTGCTTTTAACAAATCTTCTACCATCCGGACTCTTTTCACCATAAGCTTTAAGAATAATCTCCTTAAAAGCTTCTACGATCTTTGCATTGTCTTGAGCCGCCACGATGCGGTTCAGCATTTGGGTCATCCCACCCGTTACACCGAGTTCCATTTCGGTTACTTCTGTCTTTGACAGATTAAAGTAGAACTCTTCGTTTCTTTCAACTCCATCAAAATCGGTGTATTTAATAGTTTTCTTAAGCATTTTGTTTCTCCTTTTCAAATTTAAGTTTAAAGTAAGAAAGAGGTCGCCAGCCAAATCCTGAATACGACCTCAATCTTTAAGTATTAGTTAGTATTAAGCAGTGGTTTCGAAGTTCTTAACTTCCGCAGCCAATGTTTGATTGTAGATATCTACAACCCCAGTAATAGCAACGATGTAGACGGTGCTCGCTGTGAGATTTGCTGTAGGATTGAATGTCAGAATCTTTCTAGCAGCATCCCAAGTCTTAGTGCCAGCAACAATTCCACCAAGCTCATCGGTAACAACAACGGCTTCTCTAGCGATAGCATTGTTGAACGTCATCACGATGTTAGCATCGAGAGCGATTGTGGTGGCTTCGTCAGCCGGAACGATAGAGGACAAAGCAACTGCGGAAGGAGCTGCACCAGCAAAGATGGCCGCGACTTCATCGGGAAGAGGTAGATAAGGATCGGCGCCAGATGTTCCATAAAGAATATCTTCTAGAGCCGCAAGATTGACAGCAGCAACCTTGGAAGAATCGATCTCAATTGAGGCTGTAGGTTTGAAACCAGTAACAGCAACAGGGGTTGTCGAAACTTCCCAAGAGAAAGTGATAGCTTCTGGAGAGTCATTGATCGTGGCAAAGGCTTTCTCTGAGGGAGCAGCCATCGCACCATAAATAAGATGAAGCTTATAGGCATAATCAGCTGCGTCGACGTCATTACCAAGAGACGTACGATAGCAAAGACCGAATGCCTTGCGCTTCTGCTGACCAACTTTTACACCAACAGCCAAAGCACCAGATCCATCACACTCTGCGAACTCATCGGGATAGGTATAGGCTTCAATTGTCGCGCCAAATTCTTCGGCGGAAATAAGATTCAAATATTTAATGTCATCGGCATAGAGCGGATTGGGTTCTGCTCCGCTAGGACTCTCAGTAACAGCCGTAAGACCATTCCAAGCAACACCCAACGGATAGAGTCCTGAAGAATTCTGGGGATAAAGAACGCCGTTTTTAACTCCGGTCTCATAAAACCTTTCGCCAACTGCGTCCCACACAACTTTAGTCATTTAGGTTTCCTCCTTAGTAATATAGGTTAAATACATCATGGTTTAAATTGTCTTTTGTGTAATGTCTTTCAAAATTACACAATTTTAATAGTAACATTTTTTCAATTATGTTGCTATTTGGGTTTGAATCAATGACGGTCACCAAGTACCTAACAGTATTAGAGTATGGTTTGTCATTTGAGTATTTTGTATCGATATCATCTCTATGATAAACAATACATGGATACTTCATTACTACTGTTGCTGGGGGTTGAAAATACACATTTTGAGTTATTGTCAAAAGTAGTGTTTGTAGCTCAGATTGTGTTCTAATCTTCATCACCCCCAATTGGGTCTGGATCTGGGATATCCTCTGGAATAGGAACGGGCCCGTTATAAACCTCACCTATTGTTAGAATGAGGCGAGGTCTCTGTACGTTTACCGAAGTAATTTTCCAGAGACCTCCCATCCACTTTGCATAACGAATGGATTGAAAATTCGAATAGGCAAACTCATCAGCCAGGATACTTAATTGATTTTCGATAACAACGTTATCATTCAAACCATCTCCACTGCGGACTTTGCTAACATTCTTTGTAACATCCCCATAGTAGTTATACTCAGTAATTACCTCAGTCCAAATTCCAGGCGAAGTTTCCGTTGTTGAGGTATAACCAATAGGTCCAAAAAACTTAGCCATGGATTACCTCCTATTTTGAAGTTTGGATTAAGCCTGAGGCGCTCTCTCAAAGACAAGTGCCGATTTGGGCATTGTCAGAGCGCCGGAGCAACGGGTCTCGATGAGATACTTATACTGATTGTAGTCGATATCGAAATCGTCGAACAGAGCGATGTCTCCACCCCTGTCAGCACCGATCGTGTAATCCTTAAGATTGACAACAATGGCAAGAACGTCATTGATCGCCCCATTAAGAGTATGTTTTGCTGTGTTCATGGGCTCAACTTCAACAATACGGCTGACGCGCAGGACAGATGCCAGCTCATCAACGGTCTTGTACATACGATGCTTAAAGTCGTCCTTCAGAAGGAGCATCTCGGTAAGCAGATCTGTTCCGATGTAAAGGGCCGGAACGCCGGAGCCCTTGTAGTACTTCCTGGCGCGGATGATTTCGTCGATGATGTTGTCGGTTGTCTCGGCGAAAGGAACGATCTTACGGTGAACATACACGGCACCATCGTCATAAGCGATAGGGCGAATGTTGAGTTCGTTGATCTTGTCTTCGTCGGCAATGTTTCTCTCATCACTGATAAGAACTGCACGAGCAAGTTCTTCATTCAGCATTCCACGCATTTCGGCCTTCAGCCAAATAACGACGTCGAAATCTGTGATGTCGACCATGTCGTCACGATCGAGTTTCTGTTTCTTATAGATAGTTGTTGGCGTTGTAACACGCTTCATCAGAGTGATGACTTCATCTTTCTTAAGAGCGCCGGTGACGTATCCCTTAGCACGAGCTTCGTCAGCTGTGA